ATCAGTGTGTTGGCGCTGCTGGCGTCACTGACTTACGCGTGTTCGACGCCGTCGTTCCGCGAGACCTGCATCACTGCAGGCAAGCGCTACGTGGATACCACCGTCGCATCACAGGAGAAGCCTAACGTCGAGGCCTGCTACTAACCCCAGTTACCAACCAAGAAGGAGTGAATACAATGCAGAAGATCATCGGAGCGAAGTTCAAGGACAGCTACGCCTACTCACCCAAAAGCAAAACCTACCACTACCTCACGGACATCGAGGGTCTGCAGAAGGGCGACTACGTCGTGGTCGACAGCCCGCACAGCGGGTACGCCTGCGTCGAGGTGGTCAGCACCGAGGAGGACGAGATTGCGGTCAAGCACGCGTCCAAGTGGGTGATCTGCAAGGTCGACCTCGAAGGGTACAAGGCGCGGATTCAGCGCGAGAAGGAGCGCAATACGCTCATCGCCCGCCTGCAGAAGATGCAGGCAGAGTTCCTCGCCGAGAACCAGTTCGCCATGCTGGCCCAGATGAACCCGGACGCTGCGGCTCTCGTCGAGAAGCTGAAGGAGCTGAAGTAACTGCGTAGGGGGCTTCGGCCCCCTACCAACCACGAAGGGGTGAGCCGATGGCGGAAGCCTATACCGTAACGAGACTGGATCGCATGGCCACCAGCTTTGACGACCCAGACTATCGACCGTGGTGGGCCTACTACACCAACTACCAAGGGCACACCGGAAGCCTGTACGTGGTCGGTATGGACGAGCTGGCGGCGTTCGTTGACGCTATGAAGCAACTCAGAAGACTACAGAAGCGTGCGGATAAGCGCAGAGCCAAGAAGGAGCAGTAAGATGCTACGTTGGACCATCCGTATTACCTATACGACCGGGGACTCGTTCTCGTCGTACACTGCCGTCGACGAGCTGGGTGTGAGTTGGGCTAACCTTGACGTGGCCAAGCAGGCGCTTGCTTGGATCAAGGACCGCACCGACCTCGAAAACGAACGCCGGGACTTCCGCAGCACCATGACCCACGATGACTTCGCCGCTAGGCTCAAGGCGCTCCCCTGTGCGCCTGACGAGTACTACGACGTCTGCATGATGGTGCCGCTGGACGACGGCACCGCTCACCACATCAGTACGTTCTGGCTGGGGTATTTCGAGCGTCTGCACAACGCAGAGATCGTCCCGGTGGGTGACCACGCCGTCGAAACAGGGATGAAGTACGTCCCATAACCAAGGAGCAAACATCATGAGCATTTCCAATTCCTCCATGCTGGTCGAGATGAATATCAGCGTATGGACTGCGAGTGTGGTGGACCGCAAAGCCTCCACCCGCGTGACTGACGATGCCAAGGCCACCGCCGACGCCGGGCAGTTCAAGAAGAACCTGATGGCGGGCACCACCATACGCAAGGGCATCGCCGACTACGCAGCTCTGTGCCGGACGTGGCACAATGGGCGAACTTTGCCGTGGTCGGACAAAGGTGCGCGGCTCCTGCCGACGTCGATGTTTCTCGACTACAAGAAGGAGGTGAACTCCCGGCGCGACTACTTCAACGCCAGTGTCGACAAGTTCCTCGCAGAGTACCCCACCCTCATGCTGGCAGCCCAGCAGCACCTCGGTGATCTGTTCGATCCGGCTGACTACCCGAGCGCCGACGAGGTACGGGACAAGTTCGGCTTCCGGCTCGTGTTCTCTCCGGTCCCTGAGGCCAACGACTTCCGTATCCAAGTAGGTAACGAGGACATGGAAGAGCTGCGTGCGCAGTACGAGTCGGCGTACGACGTGCGGGTCAACGAGGCGATGCAGACGGCATGGGCCAAGCTGCACGGCATGCTGGTTGGCATGAGCGAGAAGCTGGTCGAGCCGGAGGGTGAGAAATCCAAGATTTTCCACGCTACGTTCGTATCCAACGTCACAGAGATGTGTTCGCTGCTCACTCACCTCAACATTACCAAGGACCCCAAGCTGGAGATGGCGCGGCGGGAGCTCGAGCGTGCTGTGACTAACGTGGACATCGCAGACATCCGCAGCGACGTGGGGGTACGCACGGACCTCAAGGCGCAGGTCGATGCGGTGCTGGGTAAGTATGACTGGTAGCAGCTGGGCCCGCGCGTACGTGGTCGCATTCGATGCGGAGGGGCCGAGTGAAGTGTGGGGTTGGACTGAGTGGGTCTCCATACCTATAGACGACCGCCCTGACACCGTGGTGTTGGTCTACGCCGACGACCACCTAGATGCCTACGTAACGGCTACACGTGCTTTGAGGGACCGCCAGCCGTGGGCAGCAACCATAAAAGTAAGGAGCAAACTAGATGAGTAGCATCAGGATACCTATGGACATGTACAACACCTTCCGGGAGTGCGCAGAGGGTTACGAGGGCGCGGCGTACAACGTGGACGCCAAGGTCCATCCGTTCATGCGTCCGCTGTTCGAGGCCTTGTCCCGTGCCCGCCCGGACTGGCAGTTCATCAGCGCGTCTGGCTCCACCTCCGGGGCATACGAATACGCGGACTTCCGGGTCGAGGTCGCTGGTGAGGTAATCGGTAACATTAGCACGTCCCACAACTGGCGTACCGGGGTGCGGTCATACGACTTCGACTGCAAGGACCTGCGGGCGAAGCGCGAGCGTGGTAACGTCAACTCGACCAAGGACCTCAAGAAGGCAACCAAGCTGATCCTAGGCAGCTTCAGGGCGCTTACGCCAGCGGAGCATATCCAGATTGCGTTCTCGTCGGTGTCTAGCCACACAACGGCTAAAACAGCTACCGCCCGCTACGCAGTCGACCGTGCCGTAAACGTCCTGAAGCCCAGCCTGATTGGGTTCATCCGCGACAACTACGAGGCCTTCACCGCTACGCTGACCTCCAAGGCAGACAAGAAGGCATCAGCGGAGATACTGCCCGACTACGCCGCCTACGTGGAGTACGACACGGTGTCCTCTGCCCTCGTCAACAAGGTAGGTGCCGTGGTCAAGCTGCTGGGTAGCAAGTACATCGTGCGCTGGCTCGCGGAGGACGTCGTCGACGTGTACGTCACTCACACGCTACCCGACTGCATCAAGGCGCAGGTCGGTATGCTCAAGCTGGCTGCGGATAAGCAGGTCGTCCCGGGTATTGGTACCCGAGGTACGGATGACGCACTGTACATCATGGACTGCAAGCGTCCGGTGCAGGTGAGTGATGAACAACTCCCTTGAGGCACTCAGGAAGGAGTTGAGGCGCTGGCCTACCGTCGACTACGTGGTCGACATGTCAGGTAGGCATCCGCGCGTCATTGTGAGCTACGGTGGGGTTGAGCGGTTCGTGCCGTTCAGCTCCACCAAGGTGGGGCGCTACGGCCTCATGCAGAAGGTTACGCAGCTACGTAGGATGCTGCGAGAGATAGGAGCAACAGATGAATAAGAAGGGACGGACCCCGCTCCCCCCGGAGCAGCGGCTGGTAGAGATGCACGTCCGCGTACCTAGGGACCTGCTGCGTTGGTACGATGAGCAGGGCGTACGCTCGGTGGCTGTGCGCCGGGCACTCGAGCAGTACAAGGATGCGAACTCATGACGAAATCAGGTTTTGACATTGGCGAACTGGGGCGGCTGTTGGCGGGCGAACTGCTCAAGAGGCGCGTTTACAAGGACGTCATTCGCCGCCAACCGCGCAAGCATGAACGCGAAGCCGCCGATCTAATCGAAACCCAAGCCGCCGAACTGCGCGAACTGCGGGCAGAGAATGCGCGGTTGAAGGAGGAGGTGCGGCGGCAAACGTCACTGGCGAATGACCACTTTCGCAATGCCAGACGCCTTGCCGCCCGCGCAGCACTAGGAGAACCCCAATGAGGCGTATCGCTTTTGCCATGTTCGTAGCGTTCTTCATCATCGAAATTGCTTACAACATCTTTCTTTTCAAGGACTGCATGGATCGCGGTCGGGCGGCATATCAGTGCAACGCTGCATTGAAGCAGCCGGTCTACATCGGTGTTGAGAACATCGGACAGGGAGAACCCCAATGACCGATACCGAAGCAAAGGCGCGCGCAGTGATCCAGTCCATCCGCTCAACTATGTTGTCGTCAAATCTTGGTGACAACTTGGCAAGAGCCGCTGCCGATGAACTGGAACGCGCCATCGAAGCCCAAGAAGCCACCGAATCACACCACGCCGCAGAGATGCGGGAATTGAAGGAGCGGTTTAGTGAGGTGGCCTACCGCGCAAAGGATATTATCGACACATATTACAGAAACGGTGCCGGAGAGTTTCTCACCCCCTTCATCATCGCCAAGCCCGACCCGCTGGTGGAATACTTGGTGGAGGTCGAGGGATACTTCCCTCGCGTTGCCAAAGAGTTTGCTGAACGACTGCGGGCCGCAACTCGTGGCGGCAAGATCGTGTGGGAGTCGGGGGAATGAGCGATTACGGCGACCAGTGCCGCGAACTGCGCGAAGCAAAACGCGAAGCGCGCCAGAAGCATGGGGTGCCTTGCCCTGTGTGCGTGACAAAGCTGCCTAAAGCGCATCCGTCCATCCTGCTCCCGCAGCAAGTCTGCCGCATCCACAAATATCGCGACCCTCGCCCGTATGACCACGAAAAAACTATGTGGGGCGCGGCAGGCTATAGTGAGAAAGGCGAACACCATGACTGACCTAATCGCCCGCATCGAAAGCGCGGATGGGCCGGATCGGGAATACTGCGCCGAGCAACTCGCTGTCATTGAGAAGATGATCGAGCGGAGAGAGCGCGAACTCGCATCATGCGAACGAATGCTGGAATTGCTGCAACCGGAGTGGGACAAATTCGAGGCTCGCACGGGGCATAACCTCTATGTTGCACGGGACTACGCAGATCACTCAAGCGCGGCCCGAACGCATCGCAAGGAGATAGAGGCCCTAGCCCTCGCAGCCGCAGCACTCAAAGCGCGGGGTGTGTGATGGAACTGGAGGCAATGCTTCGGGCAGCACATCGGGCTGGCTACCTTAAGGGGCGCAGGACGCCACAAAATTACACCGGATCATACCATCGTTCATTTTGGGACCACGAACCAATTCGAGCGCAGCTTGGCTTTGGTCCCAAAGCAAAGAAGGAACCGACATGAGCCACATGGGACCAGCAGGCTGGCTTGAGAGAGCCAAGAAAGCAGAGCAGGAAGTTGTTCGCCTTCGTGCCCAGCTACAAGCCGCCATCGCCGCGATGCAGCAAGCCCAGCAGGAGCCGGTGGCTTGGAAGAACTACGCAGAGGACGGCGACTGGTGGCTAACAGACGACCGGGAGCCCGCCGATAGCTGCGAACGTTCTGTCCCGCTCTACGCTTTCCCCACCCCGCCCGCAGGAGGCAGTGATTTCTCGACCCCGCCGCCCGGTGTCCGCTGGCAGCTAGGCGACAAGGTGCGCAAGAAGCGCGGGTCGTCATGGCGTGGCACTGTCTGCGGGTTTTACAGCACCCCGCACACGCCGCAGGGCTACTGTGTGGACAGCGCGTTTGAGCCGGGATCGGTGCAAGTCTGGCCGGAAGCGGCGCTTGAGGATTGGGATGGAGGCAGTGATGCAGAGTGATATTGTGCAGCGGTTGAAAGAAGCATCGCAAGGGATGCGTTCACATTATAAAGTCGGCGCGGTTGAGTTGATCCCAACGAGCACAATGGACGAAGCAGCCGCCGAAATCACCCGCCTGCGCAAAATTGTCTCTGCGTTCAACAACGGCATGCCGCCAATGACAACCAAAGACGTAGCCGCCGAAAACGCCCACATGACCGAAGCCCTGCGCGCGGCGGAGGAGCGGGTGAAGGCGTTGCGGGAGGCGTTGGCTTGGTATGGCGAGCAAGCGAGACTTGCCAGATTGATCCACAGTGAGGGTGACGCGGGGCGGCACGCACTGCAAGATGATGGTGGCCTGATGGCACGGTTGACCCTCGCAGGAGCCAAGCCATGACTGATGCAGCGAAGATCGCGCAGGGGCGGATTAGTGCCGTCGATGCATTCGAGACCGCCATGGCAAAGCTCCCCAAGACAATGGGCTATCTTGCCCGTGTCGACAAATCGCCAGCGCAGAACTCGAAAGGGACAGCCATGACTGACACTCCGGAACTGACGGTATGGACGCTTGACACTGTCCAATAAGGGGGTAAAAGTACTCGTATAACAGGAGCAAACGCGTGGCTAATACCCCCGAAGGCAAAGTCAAAGACAAGGTGGTGGGCATCCTCAAGAGCGAGGGTGTCTACTACTTCTTCCCCGCTACCCATGGTTACGGACGTAGCGGAGTACCGGACATCGTGTGCTGTGTGAACGGCAAGTTTCTCGCCATCGAATGTAAGGCTGGGAAGAACAAGCCCACCTTGCTGCAGGTGCGTGAGATTGAGACCATCCGCCGTTGTGGCGGCGTAGCTGTCGTAGCCAACGAAGAGAACTGGGACCTCATCCTGCCGCTGATCCGCGACCTCAAGGCCGGGCGGTGAATGCCACCCTGCGCCATTGGCTCTGGGATAACTTCGGCTGGGACATCTACGACTGGGACGATAATGACATCAGGTTTTAAAACGTTCGGGCGCAACGTCTACGGCTTCACCGATATGGAAGTGGGGGAGACCAAGGCATTCCCCTGTGCGACCGAGCTGGAAGGCAGGCGCGTGCGCAAGGCGGCACACAACCAGAACATGCGCGGGCTGAGGTACTTCACGACCCGCTACAAGGACGGTGTGCTCTACGTAACGAGGATACGCTAGTGCGCATAATTACCCACTACTCCGAGACTGACGACGGCCTTAAGTCATTTGCCGTGTGGATTAAGGGTAACAAAGAGACTGGCCGAGTAGAGTTGGTCAAGGTCGAGCCTTACGACAGCCGCAAACACTACGGAAGCGGTATGGCGGGTGTTGTTCGCGCCAAGGATGAACTCGGCGTTTACCGTTTTGTTGAAAGTTATAACCCATGCACATAATCACGTACGACTATGAGACGTTCTACGACAGGACGTTCAGCCTGTCCAAAATGACCACAGAAGAATACATCCGTGACGACCTGTTTGAGGTGATCGGCGTATCGGTCAAGGTTGACCGAGACAAGCCCCAGTGGTTCTCCGGCCCGATGCGGGAGACCAAACGGTGGCTCAAGCAGTTTCCGTGGGAGGAGTCCGCTGCGGTCGCACACAACGCCATGTTCGACGCGGCTATCAGCAACTGGCATTTCGACATTCGCCCCAAGCTGATCGTCGACACTCTCTCCATGCTCCGTGCTATCGACGGCCCCGATGCGGGCAACAGTCTGGCCAAGGCAGCCGAGCGCTATGGTATCGGCGTCAAGGGTACGGAAGTAGTCAACGCGCTAGGCAAAGGGCGGCTGGACTTCACCCGCGACGAGCTGGGCCGCTACGGCGAGTACTGCATCAATGACACCGAGCTGACGTATGAGCTCTTCACTCGGCTCAGCCCCCTCATGCCCAAGCTGGAGATGCGCCTGATCGACCTGACGATCCGCATGTTCTCCGAGCCGGTCCTAACGCTGGATAAGCAGGTGCTGATTGACCACCTCGCCGCTGTGCAGCGCAAGAAGGAAGAGCTGATGTCGAAGCTCAACTACGACAAGGCCGACCTGATGAGTAACCCGAAGCTGGCCGAGCTGCTGTCCTTTCATGGTGTGGTGCCGCCGCAGAAGCTGAGCCCGACTACCGGCAAGCTGACGTGGGCGTTCTCCAAGACCGACGAGGCGTTCAAGGCGCTGCAGGAGCACGAGAACCCGCAGGTGCAGGCCATCGTCGCTGCGCGCCTTGGGGTGAAGTCTACGCTAGAGGAGACGCGCACCGAACGCTTCCTGCGCATCGCAGACCGGGGCACTCTCCCCGTCCCCCTACGGTACTACGCAGCCCACACTGGTCGTTGGGGCGGAGACGACAAGGTCAACCTGCAGAACCTGCCGCGCAAGTCACCGCTGAAGAAGGCCATCACTCCCCCCGAAGGGTACGTGTTTATCGACTGCGACTCCTCGCAGATCGAAGCGCGCGTGCTGGCTTGGCTGGCCGGACAGGAAGACCTCGTCGAGGCCTTCGACCGGGGCGAGGACGTGTACAAGATCATGGCCTCGGCTATCTACAACAAGCCCGTGGAGGACATCACGGACGCCGAGCGGTTCGTCGGCAAGACCACGATCCTTGGCGCTGGGTACGGCATGGGTGCGGAAAAGTTCCGTGCGCAGCTGAAGAACTTTGGTGTCGAGCTCTCCCTTGACGAGTGCAGGCACATCATCACGGTGTACCGCCGGACTTACCCGATGATCCCGAAGCTGTGGAAAGACGCTGCCCGTGCGCTCAAGGCTCTCATGTCGCAGCGTACCAGCAAGCTCGGTAAGGAGGGCGCTGTTGTGGTCAACCTCATGGGCCTGCGCCTGCCGAACGACATGTACATCACCTACCCTAACCTGCGCTCCGAACCGAATGCTAACGGCTATGAGGAGTTGGTCTACGACACCAAGAAGGGCCGCACCACGGTGCCGACGCGCATCTACGGCGGGAAGGTGGTCGAGAATGTTTGCCAAGCGCTGGCACGTATCGTGATTGGCCAGCAGATGCTCAAGGTGGCGCGCAAGTACCGTGTGGTCATGACGGTCCACGACGCCGTGGGGGCAATCGCCCTCGAGGCCGAAGCCGCCGAAGCACGCGCCTACGTCGAGAAGTGCATGAGAGAACGCCCGGACTGGGCACCTGACCTGCCGCTCAACTGCGAGAGCAAAATGGGCTCGAGTTACGGAGGCTGACATGAAGGTAGTACTGAACCCCAAGCACTTTCACGTGCGCACGAAGCCCGCTGACGGCACCATCTGGATCACGCATGAGAAGTACCGGGAACCTATCCGCCCGATCAAGGACGTGACCAACGACGTGCTGCTGGCTCTGTGTGCGGACCTGTCCGCCGATGGGGTGACCAAGGTAGTCGAGCGGGAGGTCAAATTCAGCGACGGCTGGACGTGCAAGGTAACCGTAGAAACGATCAAGGATACTGGCGATGAGTGAGGCACTTACCAAAGTGGAGTCCGTAGTGGTCCATGCTGTAGTCAAGCTGCTGTGCAAGCGCATGGAGAGCAACCCGGACGAGTTTATCGGACACAGCAAGCGCTGGGTACGCTTCATCGAGCGGGCACGCATGCACGGCACCGAAGCGGACGTAGCCGAGCTCGACCAAGGGTTGTACCACGTACGTATGGGTCACCTGCACGAAGAGGTGCTCTCCGAGCTGCTGCGCCCGCAAGAGCTTAACGAAGAGACTATGGCGCAGGTGCAGGCGCAGGCGCAGATGACCGCGCAACAAGCGCGGGCAAACTCGCTCCTGAACGCTTCTGCGCAGCGCCTCAACAACGCCTACTACGGCAACGGAGCGCTTGCCAATACGTACGACGCGTACCTGAACCAACAGCGGAACCAGCTGCTTGGCGCGCTGAACAAAGACGGAGGACTTCTGTGAGCGAATACAAATTTACCAACCCTTAAACAGCCAAAAAGGAGCAAACTCATGGCACATGCATATAAGGAAAAAGAGGGCGGTAGGTCGTTCCGCTCAGACCCCAAGACCGGTGCGAGGGTGGCACGCGTAGAATGTTCGCTGTGTACCGGTTTCGGTAACACCACCTACGCCCGGCTACCCCCGCCGGAGATTATTGATAAGAAGTTCTCACAGCGTGGGTGGCGGCTCGACCCTCCCATCTGCCCGACCTGCCTAACGGCAGAAAAGCGCGCGAAGACTGAAGCCAAGACAACCACCAAGGAGCAAAAGGTAATGCTGAACGTAGTCAAGCCTAACGGCACTCTCTCTGATAATCCGGTCCTGAAGGCTGTGAGCGTGGACACTCACAAGGCCACGGCCAAGATGCACCAGCTGCTGAGCCTGCACTTCGACATTGACGAGGGTAGGTTTTCCGATGGGTGGGACGACGAGCGCATCGCCAAGGATAGCGGGCTGTCCCCTACGCACGTGGCGGAAGTTCGCGTGGTTGCCTATGGCGAGCTGAAGGAACCCGAAGAGATCACTGCCCTGCGCAACGACATCAAGGCGCTGAACGAGCTGATCACGGAGACCCTGATCGCTGCGCAGAAGGAAGTCAACGCGCTGAACAACCGCGTGACGGACATCACCAAGAAGCTGGGGATCAAATGAAGGTCATCCGCAACTCGCGGGGCTATCGGATTTTCATGACGGATACCGAGATGCTCCTGCTACGCAGGATGGTGGACATGGCGGAGAGTGCACCTGACGCACTGGACCGTAAGCTGTGTACCGGACTGCGCCGTAGCTACAGCCGCCGTTGCGGACTCAAACGTGACCGGGATTTCCTGCGGCTCGACATCGACCGCCGCTACAAGCGTTAACCAAGGAGAGAGCAAATGGAAGTTGAAAAGGTACTCGAGGAGCGGGGTAGCCGCTACGGCCCGTTCATCACGCATGCTGCGGTGACGCAGCAGCTCAAGGAGGTGGTCTCCAAGCACCTCTACCACCGGGGTAAAGTGCTCGCACCCGACCAGCAGGAGGCGCTGGACATGATCATGCACAAGGTTGGACGGATCGTCAACGGTGACCCTGACTACGACGATAGCTGGATTGACATCGCTGGGTACGCCCAGCTGGTCGCCGAGCGCCTGCGCGGCAAGGAGGTGTAGCATGGACGCTGTTGCAGCTGTGCTGTTCGCCGCCGCACTGGTAATGAGCTTCGTTAGTGGCTGTTTCTTCGGGTACAGCAAGGGAGCTATCGACGGGTTCAGGGATGGCTACGCATCGGGTCGCCCCAAACCCCCCAAGCGCGGCCCGGGTGGCCGCTTTATCAAGGAGTAACGCAGTGACGGCTTGGTCGTACTCATCCATCAAGACCTTCGAGCAGTGTCCGAAGAAGTACTTCCACCTCAAGGTGGCCAAGGACGTCAAGGACGAGCCGGGGGAAGCCGCTGACTACGGCACAGCCGTCCACCTAGCAGCCGAGGAGTACATCCGGGATGGCAAGCCCATCCCGGAGAAGTTTGCGTTCATGCGCCCTGTCGTCGAGCGCCTTGCCGTCATTCCCGGGGAGAAGCACGCAGAGCTCAAGCTGGGGGTGCGCAAGGTGCCCGGCGGCTACGAGCCCTGCGACTTCTTCGACAAGAGCGTCTGGTGGCGCGGCATCGCTGACCTGCTCATCATCGACGGGCACAAGGCGTGGTGCATCGACTACAAGACTGGCAAGTCAGCCCGCTACGCAGACACCAAGCAGCTCGATCTGCTGGCCGGGGCAGTGTTTACGCACTTCCCGGATGTTGTGACGATCAAGTCGTCGCTCATCTACGTCGTTAGCAACGAGCTGGTGAAGAAGCGCCATGTCATCACCGAGCGCAGTCAGTACTTGTCCGTGTTCGATGCACAGCTCGACAACCTCGAGACGGCGATGGAGAACGGTGTGTGGAACGCCAAGTCGAGCGCGCTGTGCCCGTGGTGCCCGGTCAAGACCTGTGAGAACTGGAAGCCGAGGCGGAGATGAAGAAGGGCACGCTGATAGCCCTGCGCGAGCACGGGCTTAACGAATACCATCACCAGCGTCTGGTCTCGGGTGGTAGGCTGTACACCGTGAACCGGGCCTACGGCCCGCTCATCGAAGCTAGATCACTGACCACGGGTAGGGTATATACGCTCGACAAAGCCTACATGGAGCGCCTACCCGATGGCACGTAACTACCGCGCCGAGTACGATAAGTACCAAGGCAAACCCGAGCAGATCAAGAACCGCGCCGCGCGCAACGCTGCACGTGCGAAGATGATGAAGGCGGGCAAGGTCAAAAAGGGTGACGGCAAGGACGTTGCCCACGTAAAGGCGTTCGACAAGGGTGGCAACAACACCACCGGTCTGCGGGTCGAGAGCAAGTCGGCCAACCGCTCGTTCAAACGGGACAGCAAGGGCAACCTCGTCTCTGAGACGAGCAAGCGCGAACGCAAACGCAAGTAACAACCTCGAGGAGCAAACGTGAGGATCATCAACAACAAGGCGCTGCTGTTCGACGCAGCGGACCCCGAAGCTATCGCAGCATGCATTACCAAGAGTGCCGTCACCGCCAGCGGCGTGGTGGTCCACTGGGGGTACAAGGAAGCCGCTCAGCTTGCAGCGATGCAGGTAGACGCGCCGTCCCCGATGCTGCGGGACTATAAGTGGACCGGGCGACACACACCCTTCGACCACCAGAAGACCACCGCGTCGTTCCTGTCGCTGCGCAAGCGCGCGTTCTGCTTCAACGAGCAGGGTACCGGCAAGACCGCTAGCGTTATCTGGTCCGCAGACTACCTTATCAACAAGGGGCTGGTTAAGCGCGTACTGGTCCTGTGCCCGCTCTCGATCATGAAGTCGGCGTGGCAGAAGGACCTGTTCACCTTTGCCATGCACCGGTCGTGCGGCGTTGCGCATGGTACGCCTAAACAGCGCAAGAAGATCATCGAGTCCGGCGTGCAGTTCGTCGTCATCAACTTCGACGGCCTAGCCGTGGTTAAGGACGAGATCATAGCCGGGGGTTTCGATCTGATCGTGGTGGACGAGGCCAACGCTTACAAGAACGCCCAGACCAACCGCTGGAAGGTGTTCAACCAGATCATGAAGGCCACGGATGCGCGCTTGTGGATGCTGACCGGCACCCCGGCTGCGCAGTCCCCGGTAGATGCGTACGGGCTGGCCAAGCTGGTCAACCCGGCGGGGTGCCCCAAATACTACACGGAGTTCCGTGCAGCGGTCCTCAACAAGATCACCCAGTTCAAGTGGGTACCCAAGCCGACGGCACCTGCATTCGTACACAACATCCTGCAGCCTGCGATACGGTTCGAGAAGAAGGACTGTCTCGACCTGCCGGAGGTGACTCACACCTACCGCGATGCTCCGCTGACCAGCATGCAGATGCAGTACTATAAGCAGCTGCGCGACGAGATGCTGCTGGAGGCAGCGGGCGAGGAGGTGAGCGCGGTCAACGCAGCTACCAAACTCAACAAGCTGCTGCAGATCAGCGGCGGCGCTGTGTACACCGATAATGGAGAGGTTCTGCACTTCGACGTCAGCAACCGCCTGAGCGCCGTGCTGGAGGTCATCGAGGAGGCCAGCAACAAGGTGCTGGTGTTCGTACCCTTCACCCACACCATCGAGCTGCTGCGCGAGCGGCTGGAGAAGGAAGGCATCACCTGCGGGGTCATCAACGGTAGCGTGCCGGTCAACAAGCGCAGTGACATCGTGGACCGCTTCCAAGATATGCAGGACCCGCAAGTGCTGCTCATCCAGCCACAGGCGGCGTCGCACGGGCTCACCCTGACTGCGGCAGACACTATCATCTGGTACGCACCCGTCACGTCCGTAGAGACGTACCTGCAGGCCAACGCCCGCATCAACCGTCCGGGCCAGAAGAACGCCATGACCATCGTACACATCAAGGGTAGCCCGGTAGAGGAGCGCCTGTATACGATGCTAGAGGGGAACATCTCGCACCACGAGAAGCTCATTGACCTCTACCGCGAGGTTCTCACTGTCTAACTCTTGACACTGTCAAAAGTAAGAATTACCAAGGTCACACCAACCAGAAGGAGCAAACAATGGAAGGTGACGTGAAGACCGCTGCCGTGCTCGTCAAGACGTACCGGAAAATCCGGGCCGCCATCGACGATAAGGACGCGGAATACAAAGCTGAGCTGGCCGCCCTCAAGGGGCAGCTCGAACTCGTCAGCGACAAGCTGCTGGCAATCTGCAATGAGCAGGACGTAGATGCCTTGCGTACCCCCTTCGGGTCGGTAACTCGGCGCACCTCGACGCGGTACTGGACGAACGATTGGGAAGCCATGTATCGGTTCATGCAGGAAGAAGGTGCTATGCACCTGCTTCAGCAACGCATTCACACTGAGAATATGCGGCAGTTTCTGGAGGAGAACCCCGACAAGCTGCCGGTCGGCCTGAATGCGGACACCAAGTACGCTATCACCGTACGCAAACCCACCAACAAGTAAGGAGCAGACTATGCAGAATACCCCTAGCTTCGGCCAGCGGGCAGTTGGCCTCGCGTTCAACCCCAGTGGTGACGACGCTGTGACCAGCTGCAAGAAAATGTTTGCAGATGCCATCGACCAGATGCACGCACTCCGGTGTGCGTCGGACGATGCCGAGGTCATGCGGATGGCGAGCCTCGCCATCACCGAAGCGCAGACCGCACAGATGTGGGCCGTCAAGGCCCTGACTTGGAAGGCCTAATACCATGAGCAACCTGACTATCTTCAAGAACCCCAACGCGGTCGCCGCTGCGGCTCTGCCCCCCTCGCAGATGGGCAAGCAGATCGCCGAAAACTCCGTCGGTGGGTACAACCGTATCGCCACCAACACCAACGGCACCTTCAAGCGCATCGTCAACGGTGAGCAGGTCGGCAAGGCTATCCGTGGTGAGTTCAACGCCATCATCGTCGCGCAGCTCGATAAGCCGAGCCGCGAGTACTATTCGGGTGACTACGATCCGGACGCGAAGGGCACCCTGCCTGACTGCTACTCGCTGCTGGGCGATAAGCCTGAGACCAACGTAGCAGACCGCCAAGCGGCCAACTGTGCCAACTGCTCGATGAACATCGACGGCTCGGGTAAGAACGGTAAGGGCAAGGCGTGCCGCTTCAAGCGCAAGATCGCCCTGCTGCTGGATGGTGACGACTCGGGCGAAGTTTACCAGTTCAACGTCCCGGCCAAGAGCCTGTTCGGTAAGGGCGTAGGCAATACCCACCCCTACGAGAGCTATGGCCGCTTCCTCGTGGCCAATAACACTGCGCCGGACCGCGTGGTCACGACGATTGCGTACAACCTCGATGCCGAGACGATGGAGCTCAACTTCACCGCCGACCGCTTCATCACCGAGGAAGAACTCGAGCTGGTCATGACCGCGCAGGCCAACCCGGCAACGCAGCGCCTCATCCAGATCAGCGCTGGCGAAGCCGAAGGCGGCAAGGCGAAGGCCAAGGCAGCCAAGCCGGAGCCCGAAGAACCGGCTATCAAGCCCGCAGCTGCCAAGAAGGGCAATGTCTGGGCCGACGATGAGGACGAGGACGAAGCTCCGGCCCCGAAGGTCGCGGCCAAGAAGCCCAAGAAGGAGCCCGCCAAGGCCCCCATCGACGATGACATCGGCGCGCTGGTCGCTGACTGGGCGGACGACGAGGACGAATAATGAGCACGGGTTACAGCCTGCGTCTCCGCGACTTGAATATGAGGGCAGATCAGCACAAGCTGGGTGTTCGTCTCGGGCGCGCGTGCATCATGCACGACGTGCCGGTCGTGGTAGTGGCTAAGCGCATGGGTGTGACTCGGGCTACGGTGTACAACTGGTTCTGCGGGGCTTCGGCCCCGCAGGCTTGTATCACCTCCTTGGTCGAGTCCTATCTCGCTAGTCTGGAGAATGCGTCTGCCTGAGGCAGGCTGCATGTTTGTTATTTCGGTGGGGTAAGCACGCTTGCCTCCACAAGGTGGTGGCTGCGCTATGGGGAATTTCGATCTGTTGTCAGCAGTGCAACCGGCAGGAGGCTGGTTCTCTGTTGTCGGGATCACGGAGGACAGCAAACAGCAGGAGCTGGTGGAGACTAGGGAAGAGCTGGATGACTGGGTGGCGCACTTCCTGCGCCTCAAGAGGAACGTATTTTTTGGGGTCGCCAAGTTTAAGGATGACTCCTCTCGCAAGAAGACCAACGTGCACGCCCTCAAGGCGTTCTGGCTCGACATCGACTGCGGGCCGAAGAAGGACTACCCTACGCAAGCAGAGGGCTTCGCTGCCCTCCAGACGTTCTGCAAGAACGTAGGGCTCCCCAAGCCGATCATCGTCAACTCTGGGCGCGGGCTGCACGTGTACTGGGCGCTCGAACAGGAGGTGACCCGCGAGGAGTGGGAGCCGGTAGCTGCACGCCTCAAGGAAGTCTGCAAAGCGCAGGACCTGCGCGTGGACCCGGTGGTGTTCGAGGTGGCGCGCATCCTGCGCATCCCGGGCACCTACAACTACAAGGACAACCCGGCCCGGCAGGTCAAGGTCCTGCACGTCGGCAAGCCCACGACCATCGAGAACATGCGCAGCGTGCTGGGGGTGAAGGCGAAGCCCGCCCTGTTTGACCCCCCTGCGTACGCGCTTAGCCCGATGGCGAAGCAGATTAAGGAGAACATCGAGAACAGCTTCTCCAAGATCATGCAACGTGGCGATGATGGCTGCGCGCAGCTTAACTCCTGTTACACTAACCGGGCCGAGCTGTCAGAGCCGCGCTGGTTCAACGCGCTGTCCATTGCCAAGTTCTGCAAGGACAAGGACAAGGCGATCCACAAGCTGTCGGCGGACCATCCGGACTACGACCCGACAAAGACCGAGCAGAAGCTCAGCCATATCGTGGGGCCACACAGCTGCGCGGAGTTCGAGAAGGCCAACCCGGGCCTGTGTGCGGCATGCCCGCACTTCGGCAAGATCAAGTCCCCTATCTCCCTAGGCAGCAAGTTTATGGAGGCCAAGGGGGAGGACCTCGAGGTCGAGGAGGCTACTGCCGAGGGTGAAGTACTCAGGTACACGATCCCCGAGTACCCGTTCCCGTATATGCGGGGCAAGGCGGGCGGCATCTGGCGCAGGGGCGAGACCGAGGAGAGCGAGCCTATCCCCGTCTACCCCTATGACATGTATGTCGTGAAGCGCATGCGGGACCCAGTGGAGGGCGCTGTCGTCCTTATCCGCTCGCACTCGCCGAAAGACGGGGTAGAAGAATTTACGATCCCCAACAGCAAGATCAGCGAGCCTTCCGAGGTACGCAAGGAGCTGGCACGCAAGGACATCCTGTGCCCGAAGAAGCAATTCGACCTCCTCGTGGACTTCATCATTCGGTCGGCACAGGAATTGAAACACAACACGAAAGCGGAGCAAATGCGGAACCAGTTTGGATGGGCAGATAACGACGGCAAGTTCATTGTCGGTGACCGGGAGATCAGCGCGGATGGGACGTTCCATAGCCCCCCGTCGTCCGTGACGCGGTCGCTGGCAGAGCACATGGTCCCCACCGGGAGCTTCGAGAAGTGGAAGGAGGTGTTCAACCTCTACGGAAGGCCGGGGCTCGAGGCCCATGCGTTCGCAGCAGCGACCGCCTTCGGTGCACCTCTCCTCCGATTCTCTGGCCAGCGCGGGGCGATCATCAACCTAGTCAACACGCACTCGGGCACCGGTAAGACCACCATCCTGCACGTGTGTAACAGCGTGTGGGGTAATCCCGAGAAGCTCTGCGCCAAGAAGGACGACACGTTCAACTCGAAGGTGTTCAAGATCGGGGTGCTCTGCAACCTGCCGTCGACCTTCGACGAGATGTCGAACACGGACCCCAAGCAGCTCAGTGAGCTTGCCTACCTGATTACGCAGGGTACCGGAAAAGACCGTATGAAGGCATCGGCGAATGAGCTGCGCACCAACCTGACGTCGTGGCAGACCATATCGCTGTGCTCGTCGAACCACTCGTTTTACGAGAAGCTGGAGTTGCTCAAGGACAGCCCTCAGGGCGAGATGATGCGCATCCTCGAGTACTCGCTCGACTACAGCGACGCCATCGACACCGATCTGGGCAAGAAGATGTTCGACCACCAGCTGCTGGAGAACTACGGGCACGCCGGGGACATCTATGCGCGCTATCTGGTGGCTAACTACGAGGATGTCCGTAAACTCTACGCTACGATCCAGTCGCGGATCGACACCGCGCTCAAGCTCACGCAGCGGGAGCGTTTCTGGTCGGCGACGGCGGCAGCCAACATCACGGGTATCTACCTTGCTATCCGGCTCGAACTCTGTGACTGGGACATCGCCAGCATCTTTAAGTGGGCCTGCAAAATGATCCGTAACCTTCGTGGCACTGTGGTGCCGCCGCCGGACGGCGACCGTCAGATACTGGGTGACTTCCTTGTAGGTCACATCGACAACATCCTAGTCGTCGATGACGGCGTCGACCTGCGCAGCGGCCTGAAGCAGGTGCCTATCCTCGAGCCGAAGCGCGAGCTCATGGTCCGCTACGAGCCCGATACGGAGACGGTGTATATCACGTGCGCCTCGTTCCGGCGCTACTGCGCAGCGCGTAACATCGGTTATCGGGAGACCACCTCCCAACTGCGTAAGAGCGGCATCCTCAAGCAGAAGTCAGAGGTCAAGCGCATGGGTAAGGGGATGAAGTTCAACCCGCCCCCCGTGCAGGCACTGGTCTTTGATGCGCGCCACCCGGACTTTGTTTCGCTGAGCAGCCTGATCCCGGAGAAGACGGACGATGAAGGTAGCGGGGATTGAGTACGAGGTAGACTGGCGCACATTCACGCAGGGGAAGTCCCTGTTCTTCCCCTGTCTGGACCACCGCAGCGCATGGTGCGACCTGCGTCCAGTGCTACGCAGACTGGGACTAAAGGTAGTGCGTAGGGCAGTCGTAGACCCTAAATCTGGTGTCAGGGGTTTACGGATTTGGCGGAAGTGATAAACGGAGCTCGAGAGTTTGCTCCTCTCATGGTTGTACTCCCCCGTCGGCTCACCCCGACGGGGGTTTTTTATTGGGTAACCGAGGTGCGCTCCTCATACGGGAAGTAGGTGGCACCCTCACCCGGTGCGTACTCGACGCCGCGATAGGTCTTCGCGGTACGAGTGCCCGTGCTACGCAGCGACTGCATGAGGTCACGAGGCTCAATACGGTAGGTGGACAGAGGTGCTCCATCGCTACCCAGAGGTACCTTGGCGTTATACCTGCGGATTTTCTCCAGTGTGGCGTCCACCGCCTCGCGGTCCCGGTCGATAAGCCCTGCGCGGTATTCCTCGAACAGCTTGCCGCGCTCTTCTTCCATACTACGCTTGTAGGCCTGCGTAGTGCGGTTGATCTCCCGCACGCGTGCGAGGTCGTTCGGTGCGAAGCCAAGCACCTGCCCAAAGAGCTCGAGGTTATTGAACTCGCCAGCACCCATCACCGTGCGCCCGGCCTTGGTAGTCTCCCCCTCGGACCCGAACCGCTCGGCGGTAAACGCACCGCGCACAGCTGCAGGTACGATCTTGGAGAAGCCCTTCGACCAGTTACCGCGCATGAACTCGTCGACACCGTCGATGATGTTGGCACCCTGCGATACCTGCGGGGACAAGTTTGCCACGAGGAAGTTGACGATGTCTTCGCGCAGCGTAGCGCCACCCCGGAAATCGCGTAGCCAGAGCGAGCTCTGCGACAGACGCGTGGTCCAGTCCCAACCAGTGAGCTCCGACAGCGCGCCGCGCTGAGCGATACGAGCCCCGAGCGAGTCAGGCCCGAACTGCTCCGGAATCCACTGGAACCGGAAGCGATAGTCGGCATCGTCAGCACCAAGCGGGTCGCGCCTGCGCCACTCTTCCATCTCGTCATCGGACAGCGTCAGCGGGATGATAGTATCCAGAAGATCGCAGATGAATTCATAGCCGAAGTTAGCGCTGATCCCTGCACCGAGGGCCGTGAACGTCAGCACCATCGAGAGCTCACCGAACGCCTGCAGGCGTGACTGGGTCGAGTCACCTTTGATCGCAGCATTCAGCATGCGGAAATAGTACGCCGTGCGCTGAACCGAGTAGGTGCGTAGGAAGCCGATCATCCGCTTGAGCATGTTCCCCCGGAACACGTCGAGCTTCTCAACCTCAGTATAATTGCCAATGGTCTCGTTGGTGTTGCGCACCGCAGCGTCGACCGCCCCCTCGATGGCCTGCTCATGCGACTTACCCTGCTTGCGCAGCTTGCTGTACTCGAGCTCGGCAAACGCCATACCCGACAGCTCACGCGTGATCTGGTCAGCGGAGCTGAACAGTGCGCCAGAGGCATTGACCATACTCTCGTACCCACCTGCCACTCGGCCAGTGAGTGTGTCCCCCTGCGTGCCCGGCGTAGCACGGTTGCGCAGGATCATGTCAGTCTGCTTCTGCGAGAACAGGTCACGCTTGGTATCGAGCTCGTTCCACAGACGTGCCCGCAGCGGGTTGTTCTTGATGTACTTCACGTTGCCCAGCGTGGGCGCGACAAGCCAGCGCTCCCCGGTGGCCGGGTCAATATCCCGCACCGTGTCTACTACGCTAAGCAGCGGGGTATAGGAGCTGACCATACGCAGTGCCTCTACCGGGCCGTACCGGACGACCATGCGGGGCATCACTTGGAACACGAGCGTCAGCGGCTGCACAGCAGCGGAGGCGACCGAGGTCATCAGCGAGAGGAATGTGAACCCGCTGACGAACTGCTCGAACTTGCCCTGCTGCGCCGGGTCCATTGTCTCGCGGACACGGCCCACGATGGCGTCTACTGCCTTACGCAGGCGGGCTACCTCCGCCGGGTCACCTTCCTTGGCAGTGTCGTAGGCAGCTTCGATCTGCGTCTGGATTTTGTTCCCATACACGATCTTGGGGAGCTGCGAGGAATACTGGCTCGCCGCAACGCGGAACACGCGCAGCGCGTCCGCCGACTGGCCCGTGACCAGCTCAGCATGGATGAACTGCTTGCGCAGGTTCCGCTCCGGCAGCGTCATCAGGTACGTCTGATACAGGCGGTCCTTGAGGCTCTTCTTGAACTTGGCCGTGTCCTCACCAGAGCCTTCCTTCGGCTCCTTGATGTCGTCGACGGCTTCGAACAGCTTACCCAGCAGGAAGCTTTCCTCCGACATATTGTCGCGCAGGTTCTCGAGCCCGTCGAGCTGTCGGAAGACCTCGTTGTACTCCGTCGAGCCGCGCTGCAGCCCAAGCTCTTTGGCGCGCTTTGCTTCAAACTCGTTGCGCTCACGCGCCGACTCGAAGTGGTAGCGTTCACGCTCGGCGCGCTTCCCGTTCTGCACGATCAGCACATGCTCGCCGAAACGCCGGAACGGGAAGTACTCTTGAGGGAACAGCTGCTCCGGCACGCCTGCGTACTCACCGTCCTCCACGACCCCGTCAGCCTCGACGTCGCCGCGTGCCTCCATGATGAGCCGCTCGGTAGTAGCCTTGTCGAGCCCGAGGTTGCGGATGTCATCGTCCTGAGCCGCACGGAGCGCTGCGTACATGTCCTTGTAGAACTTGCGCACCATCTTGTAGGTCTCGTGGCCACCCGGCTGCTTGCCGAGCTTGTCCCACATACCCCACGCGGTGTTGATGTCGTCCGTGCGCCGCTTCACGCCCTTGGCGTTATTGTTGTCCGAGTAGTGCTTGAGCACCTTGTCGTTAGCCAGCGCCTCAGCACGAGACGTGTACGCAGTTACGTCGACGCGATTGACACGAGCAATAGTCATCATGGCAGAGATCACGCCCTGCCCGTTGTCGTTCACGAACCGCTCGAACTCCTTGGTACGCCGACCCAGCGCACGCTGCATGGACGTGCGCATACCACGCATATTCTGCTCGAGCTTGTCGAGGGTATTGAGGACCGAGCCGAGACCCGGACGGACCTTCTCGATGCCTTCCCTGATCCACGACGTCGGTTGGAACTGAAACGCAATAGGTGCGGTGCCACTGCGCATGGCGTCGACCAACGCCCGGCGGCGCTCTTTACCCTCGAGCTTGGCACCTGCGGTTGCGGCTTCGATACCCTCGTTAAAGCCCGCAGCGGTGTTCGCCATCTGCGCCTTATACAGACC